GAGAATCTTCACGACGTGTGACCTTGGGTGTCCACAAAAGGTTGTTTTTTGAAAGTCTGCTACTGAGCGAGGATCGGTTACCTCCATTACCTTGGTATCATGGTAGAAGGATCGGGTGACTGAACGCGAGAGCGCATGTAATAGCGAACAAGGAGCACGATTGCAACAATTGTTGCCAGTGCGATCAGCCAGTTGAGAAGAGTGTCAATCCAGTTTGTAGTGGACTCTGCCTCTTCGATCTGCTTCTTCTTGTCCATGTTAATCTGATTTTTGATATCTCCAATCTGCTTCTGGAATGCGCCAACTGAATACTCCATGTTTCCCTGGACGCTCAGGAGTTTGTTCTTCATAGCATTTGCAACTTCGAGCACTGACTTTTGTTGATCCCTCTTCTTTTCTAGTTCATTGTATTGCCTTAGGTAGTCATTGACAACTGGCTGAGCTTCAACATTTGCAATACGATTCTTTTCCTGCTCAATCCATCCTTCACCTTTGACCATCGTATAGTATGCGATCCTCGCAGACTGGTATGCATCAGGTGCCTGATCACGGGCAGCCTCTGCATCCTGAAGAGATGTGAATGCTGTTTTCAATTTAACTGACTTATCGATTTTTGCATCTGCAATTGCCATTGCATTTGTGAATCGATCGATCTCCGTTTGGTAGACAGTCTTGTTCGGCAGTGTATTATAGCTAACGGTCGGCCCTGGAGGATTTTGCTGATACATCGGAACATTGTTCAACATTACGCTGATCGTAGGATCAGATGTATATGTACATGACAGGGTAGGGCCGTTGGCTGTCAGAGCATAGTTCTTTGCTTCGGGACATTGAAGAATACAAGCATTTCCGCTTGGGGCCATCACAAACTCAGATGGGCAGCTCATTATCTAGTACTCAGATAGATTCCAACGGAGATTCCGATACACAATATCAGGAACACCACCCCCGACGCATATTGTCCAGGAACAATCAAGAATGTTACCAGTGCCAATAGAATTGTGAATAAAGCAGTCTGAATCACAGCCATATTTTTCGGTTTCAAGATTTCATCCTTGATCGCGTTTGGCTGAACAGGGGGACGAGGGACACGTAGGCTGTCCGAGACTTCCTTAATCTTCTTACCTGAATCTGATACCGCAGAGTATCCTGCATATTCTGTCCGAATACGTTCATGTTCGGCGACTGAGTTGTCTCCCATTGTTATCGGTTGGGAATATAAGACTTGAAGGCACCGAGGATTGGCATAATCACCCTCACATCCCGACTAGCCGCCATATTGCGCCATCCGAGAAGGTTAGGGATCGCAGCCTGACCCTGATTCTGATAGGGAGCAATCGTTGAAGTCATGCGGATAAAACGAGTATGCTCGGATGCATCGCCAACCATTGCACGACGCACAGGGGGGTTTACCTGACCATAGGGAGAAGTGGGCATTTTGTTTTAGGAGCAAGAAGATAATGAGTGTTCCGTTTGACTTTCAGCACATGCTTAATGTATACAGGGATAACTACGCAGCCTATAAGGTTACGGGAAATGCAGCCTACAAGACTGCATACGAAACATCATTGAAAGGAATTAATCAACATATTGCAAGGATTAACAATTCCGTACAAGAAGATTCCGAACACATTAGGAATTTTATGGATACCTACGAGAAGAGTAATGGTATCATCACTAGTCTCGACAATAGAATTAAGAGAATCAAGACAGAGGGTCCAAAGCTTCAGGATGAATACTCACAAACAAAGCAGCTAAATCAAAAAGAGATCCAGGCTGTCGATAACACTTATGCATATGTAAAGAGTGCCATTGTTGTCGGATTAGTCATTGCAGCTGGAATTATCGGTTCCTTGTAACCGCCCTTCCACATAAGGACAAATACAAATGCAATTGTAACGATGGTAAGAAATACGGCATACCAAAAAAGCGTTCCATTGAATTCCACGCTATCATTTCTCTTCATTTCTTTTAGTGTAATCTCATGATCACGCTGCTTAACCATTGCATTGTGATCATTCTGAATACCAATAAGTTTAGTAATAAGCTCCCTACGATAGGTGTCGATCTTCCCTGCGTCTTCCTTCACCTTTGAAAGCTCAACGAGCATTGACTGCAAGATCTTTGCAATCTCCTTATTGAGAGCTTTGATATCCTCAGTCTTTCTAGGATCATTCTGCGCAATCATCTGATCGTAGCGACGACGCTTTTCAGCATATGTCTGCTCCAAGGTATCCATTATTATTGAGCGACATTAACATCTTCAACGCAGTAGCGATAATACAAACTACGACCCGCGGTATCTGAGTGGCGAGTCACCTCAATGACATCTCCAGGAATCGCGCCAATCCACTTGATCATCGTATCCTGTGAATCAATCCATGGCAGCTGATTCTCTGGATCCGAGATCTTGTACTTGTCAAAGACAGCCGTGCGCTCGTCCTCGGTTAGGATCCGGTGAGGCATAGCCATCCGATGCGTCGTGATGTCAAACTGAAGCTGCCAGATATGGAAGAAGGCGACTCGCTTCTTTGCATGAGACTTGGCAACACGAAGAACGTTCTCTGAAGGCGGGCTCATTGCAATAATCACAATGCCTGTCGTATGTCCATTCTCCTCGGCAAAGGTAAGGATGTTTGTGATGTCTCCTGCAAGAACCTTGTCCTTCTGACTGAAGCAAACAAGCACGTCACCGATCGTATAGAGCGTCACCTTCTCCATCTTCTTGTTATCGGTCGTAATCCGTTCTGTTGTGGTGCCCAGCTTACGGCGCTCAAGCATAGTGCGAAGAGTAGATAGTGCAGTTTCCTCCATTGTGTGATGTCTCTACTTACAGAATACGACATTCGTTTTTTTCGGGTACTTGAACAATGAAGCAGTGGGTCTGGTTTTTACTTGCTCTCGTAGTCGTTGCATTTGTCCTGAAGGTTCTCCCCGGAATGGAAAAATTCTACGGAGGACCCCCTGAAGGTAAGATGATTGATACCAGCCAGCAAAAGCGTGCAATGGCTTTTGAGGACTCGTCGTATTCTCAGCGCACCAATCACTTTGTGATCCCGAGCGATGTTGGTGAGGCAGTTGGATCCACGTCCCCTTGGCAGGTGAACCAGTGGAAGTCTAAACTTTAATCACTCTAGTTACTAATGAGGGGAAAGGGGCAGTGTGGGTCAAAAGCATGCGACGATGAATACCTTGCTGAAATGAAGAAGAAGACCGATGCAATGAAAAAGGACCAGGAAGCCCGTATGAAAAAAGAGATAAAGGGTGTTAAGGCTGAGGCTAAACGATCTAAGAAGTTGGGTGAGATGATTACGAACCCTATGCACCGCGATACAACTCTTGAGGAATTGAACAACCTTGGTGGCCGTAAGACTCGTAGGCGAAGGCGCCGTCGTCACACTCGTCGTTAAATATCCAGCGCCATGATCTTAGGAGGTAGTGGGTCGGGCTTTGTCCCATTCTCGCGGTGACGGATCACATCATCCCAGAAAGCCTTCATATCCGGTAGGTGGCTCGGTAGCCAGTTAGGATCCTTAGGAACAAAGTCCTCCTTGATATCGGATAGAATCCAATAGACATACTGCTGATCGCCCTCCAACGCACATTGCCAATCGTGGAGATCAATGGTATCAGGCTTGTAGTCAACCTTGCCATTATCATCAACAGCAAAGGCGCCCTTCTTGAGAGTGCTCTCGTCCCAGGCTGTAAAATTCACCTGCTTGAAACGGAACTCCACATACTCGCACTCATCAATCCCCGTGCACTCCATTTGCATCTGCATTTGGTCCACGTAATAGATCGGGATCTCATCCTTGCGAACACGGCTCATTGGGCACTTAAATTCGACCAAGCGACCATAACGCAAAGGATCGGAATCTGCATATCGTGGAACAATAAGCCCATCAGGAGAAGCACCCAGAAAGTCATATACCGGATGTCGGCAGCACCCGACGTCGATAATATCGCACGCAGTCTTATCCTCGTAGATCTTCTTTGCCACCGGCTCAAAGCGAGTTCCCCAGATCAACGCAGCAACAGGATTTGAACCCTCTGCTCTCACAGGCGGTTCAAGTTTCTTTGTCAGCAGCTCAAGGCG